ACGCTGTTATATCTATTGTGTCCTCTGTATATACAAGTTGGTTTGTGCTAAATATCGGGTTGTCATTTTCATCTACTACTTCAATGATTAAATCTTCAAGTTCAAAGTTCGCAGGTGCTGTCACCGTATCTACTACCGTGTTGTCTGTACGTTCTAGTACTACGTCACCACCGCCTCCACTTATAGGTGTGTAAGGTAAATCACAACTATCAAACGGATTTGCTACTTTTAATGTGAACGTCAATATCCAACCACACGCCTCTGTATCGAATTTCTCAGTGTAAAAATCTTCGAATGAAATAGACTGGTCATCTAATATAAAAAGGTCGTTTTCTTTGTACAGATTTGAAAGTACATTCTTTGCAACCTGCATCATATCGCTGCTTACCTCGAACTTATTGCTACTATCTTTTTGAACCAAGTCCATAAACATAATAGTAATAGGCAAGAATAATACGTTACCAACTTGATTAGACCCTTCACCAACAAACGCATGAGCCAACGGATAGTTTACTTCCGTATCTTGCTCGGCTTGCTCTTCCCACTGGTAACTACGCACCAAAGGATTGTCAAGACATAGCGTCTCTATTCGGTCTCTGATTTGGTTTAGTGTTGACAGTTGCATGTAGCTTTATTTTCTTTATATAGTCGAATAGTTTTTTTTCGTTTGCTTTATCTTTACTTCCCTTCTTTCTCATGGGTTGTTATATTTATCTCTAAAACTTTTTTCAGTTGTACCGCCTAAGTATATTCCTGAATACGGATACATCGAACCTATTGGTTTAATATCGTCCGTGTCTGAATTACCCGAAGCGTACAATGGATATAAAGTATCGTTAGCACATAAATAGCGTGTTAGTCTTTCAGCGTAAAAGTCCGCAATCTTTCTTTTTTGCTGCGCTATTTTTTCAATCTCGTTCAATTCGACTGGCTGACTGAAATCACTATTTTTCTTTACGATAGATTTGTTCTCCCACTTGTAAACCATATCATAAGGCAGTTCACTTAATAGGTAATAAATCATTGTGGGCTGTACGTAGTCTTCGATTAAAGTTACATTTAATGCAGATACATTCCCGCTTGTAACTTGGGCTTTTAATTGGTCGTATAAATCACTACCTAATAGTGGGTGTATGTAAACGTCTTCAATCATTTTAAGATTGGATAAAAGATACTTGTTATCTACATTGCCGTTGATAATAGTATTTTCTTTTAGATAATCTTCACTTATAAATATTGCGTTTGTCATTTTACTCTTCTATTAAAACTGCTTGCCAAATGTGTCTGCATGACGGTCTGTGATTTCCATTAGCTAAAGTAAACCACCCGCCTCGATAAGTCCACACGTCATATCCTAACTCTGTACTAATGCTGTTTATGTCTTCACGGCTGAAATACTTATTAGACTTTATTAACGCCTCACAGAATGGCCGTGTCCTACCGTTTGGCAGTATATCGCCACCGCTTGCATCTGGACGTTTCACATACTCATAAACAGTCCTTAACTTTGCTAACTGTCTTTCGGGTTGCAGTTCAGTTAATATCAAACCACCCAACTGTGTTAACTTATACGCCCCACTTTCACGGTCTGTTTCTATTAGTTTTTTCTGTTTTAGTTTCTCTTCAGTCTTCGCTTCAATCTTTGGCTGCTTACCTTCGTTTATTTGGTTCAATATTCTCTTTTCGTCTTCGCTTATGTTTTGGTCTTTCTGTATATCGTTAAATGACTGATGAAACGTGTCCATATCTACATTGGATAGGTGGCGTATTTGTACAGCGTTTAGCCTTTTGAACTTTCCCTTATCACTACCGTACTTCATAAACACTTCAACCTCTTTTGCATCTACGCTGCTAAATTCCTGCGCTTGTGCAGGTGCAGGTTGTGTTTCTACTTTCTCAAACCCGTATAACTCTCGTATTTCGTTTTTGTCTAAATTCTCTCTAATTAGTGTTTCAGACATTTCGGACTTAATTGGTGCAAATGGTAACAACTCGTATTTATCAGCACCGCCTTTTAATTCTACTAAATCATTAAGCAAGTTTTCAAAGTGCATTCTGCGCTCTTCGATATAAGTATTGTTAAACAATTCCCATGCTTCCAATAACTCGGTACGCCCGCCTAATTGACCTTCAACCCTAACCCCGAAAATCATTGGGCTAGGTATTTTGTGCGCTATAAATATTTCTTGCTCTGTGTCCTTTCTTAACTGGGCAAACTGCTCGCCAAAATCGCCCGCTGTCATGTCACTAACCTCTGCACCTGAACCTTCACCGTCATTGAATATCAACATGAATTTGCCTGCATTCTCATCGCTTGCAAACTTTTCAGTAACCCTACGCTCAAAATCATCCTGTTGTTCGGGCGTAAACTTGCCTTTCAAAGAAATCATTTTGCTGCCAAAGAAACCATTGCGTAAGTTATTCAAATGAAAATTACTTACCCTTGCATCTGTTTCAATAGCGGTTAAACCCTGCCTATATTCAGGCTGTGGGTACGTTCCTATGCTAGGTCTGTATTGTGAGTACCAAACCACTTTTGGCTTGTCATAAACACCGTCAAAACGCTCGTAAACTTTTAATCCTTTGTCCTCTTTTGGTTTTCCTGTTCCTATCTTATCCCATTCAGGGTAAAAGTAAAACGTATCACACGCTGCATTGGTTCTAATCTTTGAAACGTCTAAATGATAGTATGCAGCTGCTTTTTCTTTTGTCAAGTTTGGAACTACCAAATAAGCATAACCACCAAACAACTCATAATCGAGTGCTAACTTCTTTAAGAATATTTCGTAATCGTCAACTGGGTTAGCTTTCTTTAGGTTTCTTAGTTCAGGGTCGGTTTCTGATGTGATACCCTTACCTATTATATACGAAGCCTTACCTGTTACTATTGCACCGTGTTTCCCGCTGTCATTAAATAGTGATATTAACTTTTGCGGATAGTCATTTTTTTCACCCCACGAAACATAATCGTGACGTGTAGTTATCTCTTTATAGTCTTCAAGTTTTGCAACCGCAAACTTTATTGTACGAATAATACTATTTTCCATTTATATAAACCTCGTTTGTGGCTGATTGCTGCGTGTAAATTGAATCCGTGTACGGTGTGTCTAATACTTGAACCTTGCCAACTTCAACTATACCATGTGCGTTGTTTGGGTCTAAGTTATGCGGGCCTGTTTGTTCGTAAACTTTATAACTCCAAAAGCCTGAAGGTAGTAGTTCTATTTTTCCATGCAACGGGTTTAATCCTGTGCTGGTCTCTTCAATATTAAATACTGCATACTCCGCTTTGCTTTCATATTGAGCGATAAAAATTACCTCTTTATGTGTTATGTCTGATGTAAACACAAATAAATATTTAGGGTCGGTTAAGGTTGTGTTCTCTGCAACCGTTAACCATACTTGATTATTTTCGCCCTTGTTTATTGTTATCACTAACTATATAACAAAAAAGTAACTATTTTTAAAAAAGAAAGGGGCATATAGCCCCTATCCAATCACTAAAAACTATGAAAACTAACTATACCAAAGTTGCGTATGTAGCTGATAACACTTCCACCATCGGGGCTTCTTCTTTGCCTGTCAATGTTAAAGTGTAACCGTTCATGTCGCCCATAGCTTGACCTGTTGCAGCTGTGCCTGATTTAGTCATACCGTTATTCCATCCTAATAGCCATGACTTATTATTTCGGTCTACTACTACAACATCCAATCGGCTTTGTGCTAAAATTCTGAATTCGTTGCGTAATGTAGTTGTGAGTTTGTGAATCATTAATGTTAATGACTGCTCATAAAACACACTTCCATTTACATCGTTTTCAGTTTCGGTTTCTGTGAACGCAGCCGTTTCAGGTCTGAACTCATACTTAAACCATCCACTTGTTGTTATCGAACTCAACACGTTAGCTGAAGTCAACACAACATCATTCACGCTTGGATGCTTTCTTAATTTCAATTCTTTTATACCGCCTACTGAATCTCGGCAGTCTATTGTTATGTTACGTGTTAAATTGCACATATTGTTTTATAAAATTATGAGAGGGCTTTTTACACCCTCTCTTTTAAATATTAAGCTACTGTGATAACTTGACGTAGGATTTGAGTTGGGTAGTATGCTTGTACACCCATCATTCCTTCAAGTGCGAAACGTACTTCACGGTTATCTTGTGAATACCACATTTCCATCAAAGTATTTTCGAAAGCATCGTCAACACCAATCACAAAGTTTGAAGACTGACCTGCCCAAATGCGGTTAGTACCGTTCAAACCTACAAGTCCGATAACTTTAATTGCAGTACCAGGATGCAAGATTTCAAAGTTAGAAATCGCTGCTTCACCGTTGTAGTGGAACAAGTTAAGTTGACGTAGGCGAGTTGTGTATTGACGGAACTGGTTAAGTGGCATCAAAATAACAACATCATTTTGTTGGATAACCTCTGAAGGTATTGCGTTTGCTATACCGTCTACAATGTCAAATGCAGTTGATACTGAATAAGCTGAAGTAGTTGGGTTGAATGAGTTAGCTGAAGTAGCAATATCAAGTATCTTGTTGAACCCGTCAAACTTGTTCAAGTTAGCAGTACCCGAACCTGTATCACCTTGCCAAATTGCAGTTTCGATAACCTCACCAAAACGACCCATCAAGTTTTCCATAAATGACGCTTCAACTTCTGAAGGCATTGATTGGTTTGCTGCTTGACCTGCTGGCAAGTATGCACGTGTAAAATAAGCCTCAAGGTCTTTAATACAGAATGGCATGTTCAACTTGTAACTGCCCGGTGTAAGTACACGCTGGTCTAGTGTTAAGCTGTTAGCGGTAGTGGTCGACCATCCGCATCCACCTGCTTGCAGCGATAAAGCTACCTGCGCACGGTTAAGAGCGGTTGGGCCTTTGTAACCTTTTTCTACGGTAAAGGTTCTGATTGATTTTGAACTAAAAAATGCACGTGCTTTAAGAGCGGTTGCGTTTTGTTCGGTGTAGGCAGTTAAGCCTGTTAATACGAATGATGACATGGTATTTTAATTTATTTGTTTGTTCTGGTTAAATATGACTCTACAAAATTCTCGACTTCATCCTTTACGTTTTCGGTCTTTTTAGTTTGGTTAAACTTTTGCGGTGCTACTTCATGAGAAGGCATATCGGCTATCTTATTCAATAACTCGAATACTTGCTTTTTAAATTGCTCGTTGGTTACTTCTTTGGCTTCGCTTTCTTTTTTAGCTGCTTCAAACTTTTCACGCTCGCTGTTCAATTCGCTTTGTAAAGCTGTTACTTGCTCGGTAAATGATTTGGTGATTTCAGCAATCTTTTCATTGATACCGTTTGCGATTTCTGCAAATTGGTTTTCAACTTCTTTTTTCATTTCGTCCTCTTCAACCTCTTCGATTTCTTTGATTTCTGCAATCTTACCTTCAGTTGTTACTATAATAGTACCGTCTGCAAGTTGGTGTTCGCCATCGGGTGCTAAAACTTCACCTTCAGCTGTAACTACATAAACCTCTGCACCGCTTTCGATTGCTGGCTTTGCAATTACTTTTGTGCCGTCAACTAATTCAGTCTCGGCAAATTCAGCTTTTTGCTCTTCGAACAATAGCTTCTTGATTTGTTCAATGTTGGATTTCACCAACTCTTTGATGTTACTCATATCTGTATAATAATTAAAATTTAGTTTGTACCAATTATTTGTTCTGTGATTGCCTCGATTAACTCTTCGTCTTTTGTTTTAGGCTGCTCATACTTGAATATCCCTTCAACTGAAAAACCCGAAAATTGACCCGTTTTTATAAACTCATCCCACAACTTTTTATTGTTTATCTTATACGTTCCCCACCATGTGCCGTCTGGCAATTCATCGAATCCTTTTGGTGTTGACTTGCCGTATTCCTTATCAATAAAATATGATTCAATCATTACAGCGTCTTCGACCATTTCAGTTGAATCGTGCATTAAGTTCACGCTGTTATGGTAATTGTTTTTAAAGAATTTATACGCTGCTTTCTTAATAGTATCGGCATCGAATACTACATAATGCTCACCCCTTACTTCGTCACGCCTTAATATGGGTAAGTCGGGTATCATTAATGCACCTGTTACTATTTGTTTATCCCCTACTTGTTCGAACTTTAAAGGCTTAATGTCTTTGAACGCTGCCCACCCTACCATAATTGCAGGCTGGTCTACCAATGCTACCGCTTCAATTCCTAAATCTTCTTCGTCTATTGTCAGTTTGTAAACAGGTACGTCCATATCTTTTATAACAATTAACCGTAATTATATACTATTTAAACTGCGCATTGGCTTGTATAACATCAACCCTATTAGTAGTTGACCTGATGTCTGTTTCTAATACATACACTCGGCTTTGGTTTGCCTGACTGGATAGGTTTACATTGCCTGCGCCTTGTACGTTTGTGCCTTGTGCTGGTGTGAATGAAGGTGCTGAAGGTGTTGACGGTGCGCCACCTCCACCGACTGACCTTACACCCGGTCTTATTTGTGCCATTTGCCTCATTCGAACTAAACCCGCTGTCAATGCTAAACCCGCTGCTATGTATGGATAGGCTGGGAATACTGTTGTGATAGGGTTTTTTGTAGCTGCCTTAAAACTTGACTGTGTAGCTTCGAAGGTGTCTATACCTGTCTGCGCTATACTTAAACTTTTTTGTACTTCAAAGTTTTCACCTGCTAGTGTATTTAAGTTTTGCAATATCCCGAAAGTTTCATTAGCTAATTGACGTTGGTTTTCTACCTTTTGAACCTCCAAATCAATCATTGCATCGTTTCGTTTCTTAAACTCTTCTTGGTCTTTTTTCCACCTTGCATAATCAACTTCCGCTTTTCTACCTTGTATCTGCTCGTCTTTTAAACTTAATTCTTCTTCCATTTCACGCAAAGATTGTATAGCTCTTTTTTGCGCATCTATTTGCTTATACATTTCTTTCGTGAACTTCTCTTCAGCCTTTAATTGTTTTTGGCGATTGTCTTCTTTTTCTTTAACTACTAAATCGTTAAAGGTTTTTAAGTCTGTGTATTGCTGTACTTGTAACGCCCTTATTGAATCGTTTAGTTCTTTTACTTTATCTTGTGCACCTTTTATATCTTTTACATCTTCACCGAATAACATATTGTAAACGTATGGCACTATGTTACCTGATGCTAAACCAGTTGCAGATTCAGCCGCCTGCTTTGCAAAGTTATCTATTTGTTGCTCGAGTATTTTCTTTTGGTTTTCTAGTTCTAACCTTTGCGCATCAATAGCTTCTTGCCTCTTTTGCCTGCGTAGCATTATAATTTCTTTTTCTGCCACACCGATTGACCTTAAACGTGCCTCTTCCAAGTCAAACTGTTCCAATGCTTTTTTGGTTTGTTCAGTTGTTTCTTTAAGGTGTTTTGTGTATTTCTCTTGCTCATAGCTAGTACCTTTTACGAACCGCATAACTTTATCCCAATTCGCTGCAAGTACACCTACGGCTGCAATTACTGCGCCTATACCTGTTGCTATAAATGCACCCCTCAAAGTTGATAGTGCAGGTATTACGTTTGTTTCTATCATTCGACCAACTGCACCGAATGAATCTTTTAACCCTTCAAGTTGCGACAAACCTTGACTGAATGCCATTGCAGCGTTGAGCCTTACCAGTGTCTTTTGCAACTCTTCGCTTTCGCCACCAAACAAAGCGATTGCGCCCTGTGCAGCTGCAAACCCTCCAGCTATACCTTGCACTGCGTTACCTATTGCTTTAAATTGACCTGCGCCCGTAAACGCTGCTATACTTTCGTTGGTGTCTTCAATTCTATCTCGCAACTCTGCTACTCGCTTTTGTGCAGCGATAGCTTCTTTACTTCCTAAATCCTGTGCAGAAAGTGTTTGCGCCTCTTTTAGTGCGTCACGTAGTTGCTGTTTTAAAGTCTTTATATTCTGTGTGCTTTTCGGGTCTAGTTCGACCTCTGCACCTATCTTTAAATTATCGCTCATATTGTATCAATTCTAATTTTGTTAAACCATTGCTTATTTCCAATTTGCTTATTAAGCATATCACCCCGTCAAATACTACTGTATCGTATAGCTTCAATTGACTATCTAGTATAGGGTTGTAGTAATAGCAGTTAATAATCTTTGCGTTTAAGTCTATTTGATTTGTGAGTGAGTTTTCGTAGTACTTATAAAGGTTATTCGTTGTTATAGCTATGTCTTCAGCTGACCTGTAAAAGATTTCACGTGGTGAACCAAACAATGCAGATACCGTTGGCGTGTTCGGGTTGTTAAACTCACCCGCATACGGATAGCCTTCAAATGTTAAGTATGTGTTGTTTATGTTTTTTACCCTGTGATAAGTTGAATCAGCCTCGACCCATCCACCCCAATACGCATACCTTGCCCTCCCGTCTATTGCCTTTCGTGTATTTCCGTCAAAAGTATATATGTGGTGTAATTTAGGGTGAAAACTTTTTACACTTGTAAGCATGGGTGGACTGAAATATATTTCAACTTTTTTAGTCTCGTTTACAAACTCGTTATTGTTTATTACGTTTTGCTGACCGTACACTTCGCCCCAGTTTTTACTATACAATTCTGAATAATAGTCTTTGTCATTTGTTGGCTTTAGTTGTAACTCCTTCCACGTCAATTCACCAACGGGTGTTATGTTGATTGTTTGCGACCTGTCTACGTCATTGGTTATGTCGTATGTACTCCCAAGCGTATAGAATGAATCTCTTGGTTCTAGTATGTACCTTTCGTTTTCTAAATCGTACAGCAAATACATATTGAACATTTTAATCACATCAAGTATAAAATCCTTTTGTTTGTGTTCGCTTGCTATGACTGCGCTTGGTAAGTATCTGTCATTAACTGTTATCTCTCTGTCAGTTGGTTCAATAACTAACCTGCTATTGGTATGGTAAGAACACAAACCAGTTGCACTTGTAACGGGCGGTGTGCTGTTTGTAAAAGTTCCAGATACAACTACTGAAAGCGTGTCGCCTGATGCTAATAATACCGATGTGTCTATACCTAACCCTATGGTTCTATTAAATACAATAGCCCCGCTTGTTTGTGTACCTGTAACTGGTTCGTTTCTTGTAAATATACTTGATGCTACCGTACTTGTGTTTTTTAGTAATTTTACAGTTATACTATGTTCAAATGTATCTGTACCCGAACCTTTACCCGTTGGAAATTCGATTGCTAAATTTAAACGTATTATAGCCTTTGCCGTGTAGTTCCTTTGGCTGTTTGCTGTGAATTTGTCTGTGGTTAAATTAAACAACCCGCCTGCATCCCTTACTTCATTATTAAAGTCAAACACTTGACCTGATGTAGCTGAATAATTAAAGTATGCACCGCTCGATGTTCTGTTTACAAAACATGAAAGGTTGTTATATTGTGTGTTGGTTAGCTTCGGTAATGTGCTATGTGTGTCTACATACACAAAAGGACTGAATGCACTTGAACTTATAAAGGTAGAATTATATACTACATTGTGTTTTGCAAATATCCTATCCCATATATGCCTAAACTTAACGGCCATTCTTTGCTGCCTATAATCAAGTGTCAAGTAAGGGTAGTCGCCAAACTCTTCACTCATTCCGTTTTCAATCCACAAAGGGCTGCATACATTGGACGAACTTACAAAACTATTTGCACTCGTTTCGTTAAATGCTGATGTGGCTACGTTTACTATGTTGGCAGTCGAGTCTAGGTCTATATCGTTTGCACTGGATGTGTTACCCGTAATGTATTTGTCACCCATTAACGAAAACAGGTTTTTTTCACTGCTGTATATTACTACCTCATAGTTAACCTCGTCTTCTACTTTGTTTATCTTAATCAACTGTGCATAACCTTCGATTACAGTAACACCATTCTTTGACACGTAAGCGGGTACTCTTATGTTTGGGTCAAACGTATTAAAGTTGTTATCCTTATTGACTATGAATAACTGCTTAAATAGTGCGCTGCTTTCTTTGTCACCGACTACGTTAATGGTAGTTGTGTAACTTGCTGACCTGCTTTCGGGCTGGCGTATTTCAGTAAGCTGTTTTGTAACGCTGTACGGTACGTCTTCCTTTGTGTTAACTAATACACCTGCTATGTAAACCTGCATCATAATTTTTGACGTGTAAAGGTGTTGGCTTCATTGAACTCACATTCAAGTTGAAATAGTGGTTCGTTTTCTTTTTTCTTAAATCTAAATTCGGACACGTTTGGTATGCAATCAATAAAGTTTTGCGGGACAGCATCCTGACCGCTTATGTTACTTTGATAGGTTGCCTCTGCATCAGTCGGGCCACCTGCGGGTGTTATTGTGCCTGATAGGTTCGAATAAATAGACCCTACCGTTTTAGCTGTGAAAACTATTTCACCATAGGTTTCACCGCTACTACCTTTGCTCATGTCATAAACTAAATCAATGTTTGTGGTGCTTGTTATGTTGTTTATAATGGCTGTCATTGCATCATCCGCAAACACATCCCCTATAAATGAACCTGCCGTATATGTGTACGTTCCTGATAATGTCGAAAAGGTAAACGACCAACCTGATTGAACACCGCTGTTTCCAAATCCATCATCAGCAAATTGATTAAACACTATTTTAAAACTTGCTTTGCTTCCCCCTACTAATTCAGTTCCATAGTAAAGTTGAACGTAATTTGATTCTGCTAAGTCTCTCAATAGCGTATTCATTTGCGCCTCACTTACCCAGTCAGTGTTTAGTATGTGTTTGCGTGTAAGTATGTTTGAGTAGGTAACGGTTGCGGGTTGGTAATCTCCCAAGTATCGGTCAAGTCTTTTAAAGTTACTTCGCTCAATTGTGTCCGACTTATTGTTTTTTAACTTGAATAAAAAGTTATCACGCATCCCGTACTTATTTGTGAAGTAAACGGTAACAGGTGTGTATCTGCACGTCTGTACTATGTTATAATTATAAGTCGGTGTAATCGGCAAACCGTTTGATGTCCTTACTACCCTCGCTTCAATACGTGTGGCGTTAATTGGTGTAAGTGCGTTGTTGATTATTAGTTTACTCCATGCGTAATTAGGGTTACTTACTAATCCGTTCGCACTTGTCAATAGTGTTGCACCGTTGTAAAACTTTACATCACCTGCATATCCTGAACCTAACCCGTTAAGTAATAATTCATGCGATGTTATGCGTAGGCTTTCACGTGTATCTGTGTAGTCTGTAAATGCGTTACGTGCTATGTTTGACGATGTTGGTGTTAACGTAAAATCTGAAGGCTCAAATGACCTATACTCTTGAATGTTTAATGCACCGTTAATAGACGTGTAGTCAAAAGTACCTCCAGTGTATTCTGCTACCGAACCGCTTGTAGTTGTTGCGTATTGTTGACCATAGGTTACGTTTACATTTATAATTGGGTTTTCTCTTTGTAGTTTGCTATTGCTTAATATTTCTTTAAGGTCAAAGTAGCATTGATATATAGTTGAACCAACGTTTGTACTTATTGGATAAGATTTCAATTTATAAGATTCTGTATTCGGGTCGCTCGGTTCTACTTTTAAATCGACTTTCAAATAAAACGAATACCTAAACTTACCGTCTATGAAACTTTTATCTTGCTGCAATATAAACCTGTTCTGATTGTATGCAGGGTTGATGCTTTTGGGTTGCTCTATCAGTTGTAATGCCATGTCTTATAATTCTAATATACTTACTATTGCCTCTTCTTTTACTATCTTAATTACTCCTTCGTTTAGGTTTGTTTTGAACTTATCATTATACGCCCTACTTACGATGCCAGTTCCTTTTAAACCTTTCTTGAATATCTTTTCTTGTAGGCTTTTACTTTTGAAATACAAATCCTTTTTAGGTGTACCGTACTTCATTGTTAAATGTCTTTTCATTGCCTCAAGTGGGGGCTTCTTTGTAGTGTACTTGTAAGGGCTGTTTCTTGAACTTGCATAGCTTGACTTCGCACCCTTCACACCTTTGTCTATGTAATCAGTATAACGGGGTATTAACATATATACCGAAATCTTACTTGGCGTTATCTCTTCTCTTAAACTCCCACCAACTGACTGGTAAAGATTACCGCTACTTATTGAATTTTTGTTGCTGATGTTTCTTAATATCGCTGCCTGAAGTTTGCCTACTCTGTTTATTAAATACCTACCAATGCCTGTACTCGCTCGCTTGTTAAACTCCACAGCCTTTCTTCCGTACCTTGCAAGTCCGTCACCTTTCAAAAATATATTCTGCCTATTTCTTAATTGCGCTGGTAGCATGTTTAATCTTGTCTTTTGTTAAGGCCACATAGTTTAGAAACTGTATCAATTTTATATCGTATAAATAATAATCCCATTTCGTAAAGTCGCCCTGACTTAATGAATCCAATATGCTTAACCACCCTGATTCAACGCTTCCAACTGATTCGTTTTCTCCTTCAGACGTTCCGCTAAAGAGGTTAGGATAGCATCGCAAAACTTGTTGTAAAGACTCCAAAAAAAAAGCGCAGTTGCATAGGCCATGTCAAACCGCATCTTTTCGCCAAACAGTTTTGCCCTCGCTTCAATTTTGTTTGAATCGTATTTACCAAACACAGGTCTGCATATTGTAGCCATTATCTTTGCCACGTTGTCAACTGTTTCTTGTGGCGTTTTGGTGTATGTACTGATGTCAAAGAATTGTGCGGGCGTTATATTCTTTGCTTCCAGTTCAACCTTCCAAAGCCTACCCGCTAACCAAAAGTATTTTTTCACCTTACCTTTTGGCTCTTCTTGTGCGAATGACGTTTCACGGACTAACCTGCCAATCTGTTGCAGTGTCATGTTATCTTCAACCCAATCGGCTGAAGTATTAAGTAGTGCAGCTGCTAGGTATATATTCCTATCCAGCGTGTCAACGTCTCGCATTTCCAACGCTGCATGTATCTGCAAGAATTGGTTAATGCTTACGTCCTTCCAACTTTTAGGTATAGTTAATGCCATACCTATATAACAACTATTTTTGATTAAGTACTTATCGGAAGCCGTACACGCCCCGACTGTTATTCACTATGTTATTAAGTGCAAAGTACCTCACCGCATCTATTGCGTGGTTCATATAATCAACTGGCTTATCCTGTGTGTTGCCTTGTTTGTCCTTTGCCCATGTGTAGGACCGTAACTCTTTGATTAAGTTGGTGCTGTTTTTTGTTACAAAGAATTTATCCCGCTTCAGTGCGTCTATACTTATTCTAATACTATCCGCTCCCTTTTGCGCACCTTCTACCTTAAAGCCATAGTTGGCAAGTTCCTGTATTGACTTTGGCTCTGCACTATCACACACAATGTACGTTCCTTTGTTTACGTTTAAGTATTTTAACTTGTTAGCTATCTCGCTATTGGTTAAACCCTTTTGATACATCAACTCATCAAAGTAGTATTTACCGTCCATTACATACGCTGCGATTACGGCTGTCGGGTCGTTGCTATAACCAAAGTCTAAACCATAACCAATTAATCGAGCGTCATTTGGTATTGTGTCTATTTGATTCCATTCGCTAAACACTACATCCTGAAGTGTACCTATTTCACCTAAGCCATATACCCTCCACCAGTTCGACCAATAATCAGACGTTGGTGCTTTATCCCGTGCCTTTTCTATTTCACGCACAATCGAATCGGATAACGCTTCATTGTCTTTGTAGGTTAATACTATCAACTCCGCATCGGGGTCTTTCATTAATTCGGTGTCTACCCAAAACTCCGCAACGGGGTTGTAGTCTAACCATATCTCGTCTGAAGTCCTTATGGCTAATTGTGAGTAACTTTCGAAGTCTACGTTGTTACACTCATTAATATAAAGTATGTTACGCCTTGCACCTCGTAGTTTGTCGGGCTGCTCTGCGCTAAAAAACTCAATAAATGAACCGTTTGAAAACCTGTAAGTAAGTAGCGACCTGTTCCAATTTGCATCAATAAAGCGGTTAGTGGACTGCATGATTTTAATAAAGTCCTTCATTGCACCCCTGCGAAGGTGGGGTACTGTTTCGGCTACTACCGATATTTCTAACCCTGCCTGTTTTGTCGCACGGTCAATTAGTATAGGAAGTACGCCAAACGTCTTACCCGCTGACGTTCCCCCACGTACTATCTTTATTCGTTTAGATAGCTTTCTTAATTTACCTATTGCTGTTGTGTAAACAAAACTCATTTAAGTAATATCATCTTGACAATACAAGCAATACACAATATAATAGATATACCACCACCAATAGCAGCTATCAAAACACCGTGCAAATGATTACCCCCGCATACTGCTGGCAGTTCTTTGTCTATGTTATTTTTCATCCCCAAAAAGCGGCTGTTCCTTTATCTCCACTTGCTTCTGGTCTACCAATCCATTAAGACGTTGTGTTATGCTAGGGTTGTAAATCATTGCCATACCGCCTTCGATTTGGTCTTGCCTTATCTCTTCAGTTATAGCGCGACAGATTGTCGAATAATCGTTGTAAGCCCCAT